GATGATACGAACTGTCAAAGTTTGTCCAGATACAGGAGTACCACCGAGAACAATCTTATGAGCAACAGTTGCAGCATATTTCGTGTAATCTACCCGACGAATCATTCTCGTATCAATGATAGGAGACGCGATAGGGTTTGAGCCGGAAATACCTTGCATGAAGTTGATGCTTTTCAAGGTCGTCCAAGCTGCGTCGTTAATGAAACCTCCACTTGCAAGGTCATACATGCCCACGTTTCCTGCAGCTAAGGTTGCAGGGTTTGTATCTGCGTGATCTTTCAAGTCTGCGTTTGCAATAAAGACTTGAGATAAATTAGAACCAGCCATTGTTATTAAATTTTTGCTGGGTTAAACATTAATTGAACTATTCACTCTCTAGAACTTCTCTAGATTGAGTGGTATACCGAGGGCTTTCAAAAGCCTCTAGTATGCTTTGAATACTCATCTCGACAATCTCTTGATGAGTATGCTCAGCTAACTCACATCCTATTCCTAATAGATAATTCATCTTCTTAGGATGTCGGATATATGTTAGCTCAACAAATATAGGAATAAATTCGTTATTAGAATAAACATCAATAAAATTTTCCTGAATAGTATATTTAGGAGACGTATGTTTAGTAGTATTAAATGGATCGTCTAATAGTGCTAATATATCATCGTGCTGAACATACTTACAAGCCACTCGTTTTGTTGCAGATGGGATGAGTTGTCTTCTAATAAGATTTGTGTAGATAGGATTGAATGGATAAACAACATTAGTTTCTTCTAATGTTAGTGGGTTTATCCAAACAGCTATCCATCCATTTTGAATATAGTAAGTACTTGGGATATTCAACAATAAAGTATTACTATCTACAGTAGGAGTTAATTCGTAATCAATCCCCATATCTGGAGATTGAGCTGATACAGCAGGAACTACCCCGGTAATGGATGAATAATTTGCAGCTGAAGAGTAATAGTCAGATGACATTCCAGTCTCACTTGAGATGAACGCTCCCCCAATATTTGATGGATTTGTAGGATCGTAGTAAAGAATGCTCTTTAATACAGTGCCGGGGGATGGGGGGTTTAGACTAACTGTAAAATATGTTTTAGATACCCCGTTTGTAATCACTTCAGATGAGCCTGAACAATCAAACTGAATATTACTCAGTAAATTGACTAAAAACAAATAGTCCTCGGGAAGGCGAGCCCTTTCTACAAAGAACTCTCCATTCCCGATGGACTCTCTGTTATAGTATGCTTCTATTCTTGAATTAACAACTAAGTTCCTTAAGTCATCAATACGTTTTTGAGATTGCTCAAAGCCACGTTGATATTTGTTCCCATAAGTAGAGTATCTCAACTTAATAAATCGTTCCATAGCATTGTTAAGCTCGTGGTCGATTTCTTGTGGGAGCATGTTATCTACTTGGAAAGATGCAATCTTTTGCACCCCCAAGTTGACAGCTATGTGCATCTCTTGTATTGTCATTAGACTTTAATTTCTTTTAGTTGCGCTTTCATAGCTAAGATCTGTCCTGAGTTCTTCTTGTTGTTGAAGTACACGATTGCATCTGCAATGGTCTCCCCAATAACTTCATCTCCGTAAATGATTTGATTCCCAATAGTTCTCAAAACATTAAACTGAATTAACTCTTCAATCTCAGCTCTAATATCTAAGTTCTTATCTAGACAGTACTTCAAGAATCTTTCTGGATTTGCGTTTTTCAAGTCGTAGAGTTGGTTTTCTACTTCCATTTCGCTTAAGATATCCGGTCTAGATCCTTTAGATAATACCAAGATGAGGCGTCTCATCTTATCTACATCTGCACTAATCTTGATAAACTCTCTATCTGCATCCTTACGGAGTTTAGTAAGAGCGTTTTTCTTGAGGAGGTCTGCTTCTGGATCATAGATGTAGAACTTCTTTTCAGGGGAATTCTTCATTTCTGCTTCAGAGCTTGCTACCATCCTATGTTTTTGACACCACCTGAATGTCAGATAATCCATAGTGTTGTACGGATAACCGTCTTCATCTAAGGAGATATCTAATTCTTTACCTTCAAAAGGTACTTTGACAGTCATACTAGCCCAGAAGTCTTTTTCTTTTTTAGGCCAGTCGGCATGTGTAGGTGGGACATCAATGATAGGAGCTAAAAATTTTGCAGCTTCTTCTCCATCTACACCTTTCAACGGTTGTCTATTTACATAGATAGATCCAATACTAACTTTAGCTCCTGCTCTAATCTCTTTTGGGAGATGGTTTAAGACTTCTTTTCGTCTCAGAATCACTTTTTTCATTTTGATTGTTCTTTTAAGTTTAGAAAGAATAACTAAGCTGTTCTTTTACTAAAGAATAACTTAATACTGGGTTGTTTATAATAGAGGGGAGCCCCCACGTTTGAGGGCCCCCCGTGCAAACCAAACACAAATTACGATGCTACACACTGCAAATCGAGCGAAGTATCGAACCTGCGGAGCAAGATACCTGCCGTCTTCAACATATGTACAGATGCACCGTCAATATCAGATGCTCTCGTGTCAGTTTCAGAGAATCCTTTCGGAACTACAGAACCTGCAACTGCCCAACGCAGCATCTCACGACCTTTCTTGTTAATCATCTGGAGGTTGTTCTCTCCATCATAAGAAGACTGGTCAACGAATACCATACGATAAGACTCGAGAGGTAAACCAGACTCAGGATGCTTCTTAGATGCTTGAGCAACAGGACCATGATCGAACAAAGGAACTTTAACTACGTTCACACGATGACCATCAATGTGATCGTAAGAGTTAAAGTAACCAGTGATACCAAGGCTACGACCACTACCAGTGATAAATTTAGACTCAGTCGTTTGCAAGAATGCGTTACCAGAGTAGTAGTTACGCAAAGCCTTATCAAACTCACGAGCACCACCGATACCAGTGTAGAGAGTAACTTGCTTGTCCGTAGCATCAGTCATACCATAGAACAAATCTCCAATTACGTTCTCAATCTTAGACTGAGTAAGCGTAGAGTAGGTGTCCTTATTGATGATTTGCTCAAACAGACCAGGACCAGAGATAACAGGTTGTCCGTTTTCGTCAAGCATAGTGTTAACACCCTGGCTATCGTAAGTCTTCTCACCATACCAGTAGTACATCTCACACTCTTCTTTAAACTTGAGCATGTGGCGGTACTCTTCGTAGTCCATCCACAACTTAGTGGTAGAACCTTCTTTCAAAGGAAGAGTAAACTGTGCAACATAATCTTTAGCGTTTCCAGCGAAGTGGTAAGACTTACGAACCGTACCAATCTTAGAACGAACTAAACCGGGTGCGCTCCAGTTAGAAGCATTACCGCGAGAGAAGTCGATACCTACGTTGGCATACAACATACCCCACAATGCACCAGGAGAAGCATCTGCTACAGGTACACCAGCTGCATCAGGAGATACAAGCTTCAAAGTGTACTCATAACCACCTCCTACTTCAACGGGTTGTTCCATAATACGAGCCAATACCCCAGTTTGAGATACGAGTGTGTAAGGGAAGATAAACCATTTGTCAGGGAAGGTCAATTTGAAAGGAGCACCAGCAGCACCTACAGCAGCACCAGGAGCTGCAGATACAACAGGGCGAACGTTTACTTCGTGAGTCTTCACGCGGTACTCGTATTCAAACCGATCAATTGATTTCGTGTTACCTACACCTTCAGTCAAGAAAGACAAGGGGAATTTCTTTTCTTCTCTTCCAGCCAAGTGAGTAATAATCGGGGATAACTCCTCCGGTTTTTCCATCAAAGCATTGACCAACGAGTTAGAGTCGGTCATTTGCTGATCATTGTAATAAGTCTTGAGGACTTGAGTTAAAGCCATTTTTTAAAAGTTTTAGTTGGTTAATTAAATATTTAATAAGGCAGTCATATCTAGATTGTCTACATTAAACTCCTTATTTCTTCTTGTTGCTCCGCGAGCATTTTTAATCCGCTGTTCAGAGGATAAAATCTTTTCACGCAAAGACTCAGTGCTCTTTGTCTTTGCTTTAGTTTCAATGATGTTGTTCAAGTTAAACCCGTTAAAGACCAAGTAGTCTAAAGCAAGTTTAGCTTCAATCTCAGCTTCAGCATAATCTAAATCCCTCTGAGTTTCCCCATTAGGACCTACAGGTTCAGAGATGTATTCAAAGAACTTAGCCTTTTGTCTGTCAGGAATTCTAACCCCTGCAAATACATTTCCTTGTTCAATCGTATTTGCTACTTCATCCCAGAACTGCAATGTCTGTTCTTTTTGAGCTTCAAATGCAGCTTGTTGTTTTCTAACAATCTCTTGTCTCTGAGCTTCTTGATACTCAGCAAGTTCTTCTTTAGCAGTATGAGCTTTTTGATAAAGCTTTCCGTTACTCTCTAATGTGTCTAAGATTTCATCTACAAAGTCTGTATCGTGACCTTTAGAGATAAAGTAGTGCCCAAGAATAGCACGTTGGATATCTACATCGTCTCTATCAATCTCAATAGCAGAGAAGTCTGTTTGTGGGTTATAAACTTGCAAAAACTCTGCAGAGTTACCCCCACTCATTACATAATCCAAATGCTTTTGCACTTGTGGGAATTGTTCAAACAAAGCTTGAAGTTGAGATTCAGCAATTTGCTGTCCCATATCTCTAACAAAGTTTGTCAATCCATCTACTGAATCATCATACTCTCCGTCAACCTCAAACCCTAAAGTTTGAGCAATCTCTGAAATAACATCTAGGTCTTCGTTTGATCCTTCATCTACATAGTTATCCTCTGTTTCCTCTTCTTCTTCGTCGTATACTTCTTCCTCTTCTACATCCTCAACCTCTTCTTCTTCAATATTATCGACAACATCTTCAGAAGTATCCTCTGCAGAAACTTCTGTCTCAAGTCCATCTCCGAGCATGTCGTCGAAGGAGATTGCGCTGATGTCTAATTTTTTACTGTCCATGTTATCTAATTTTTAATTTAGTATTTGGTTTATACAAATGTACAATAAGTAGGTTAATAAACAACTTATTAACTGTACTTTTGAACTTTGTTATTATATGACACTTTTTTAGGGTACTTGAATCCTCCACTCTGCATATTAGCAGGAGTTTCAAGTATAGTTCCTTCACTAGGACCAGTAGGGAGATTTTCAATACCAGGAGGAACATTCTCGTATGATTTAACTAAGTGTCCCTGCTTATCATACTTCTCGATGTTTATAGGGGCTTTCATCCCTACAGTGTTGAATGGGGTATTAGGAGGGACATTAGGGAAAACCATACTTTGAGAAGTGTTCCCTGCCTGGTGAAATGGTCTTAAACCTTCTTGTTGCTGTTGAGGAGTTTGAGCTATTTGAGGTTGTTGCATCTGCTGTTGCATTTGCTGTTGTTCATATTCCCCAATAATATCTACCCCCTTATTGTAAGCTTGATACACATCAATAATAGACCCAGGAAACCCAGATTGTTTATGCCTGTCAAGTAGTTGTCTACGTAATTGATTGTTAAGCATTACTTAGAAGGTTTATTGTTTTGACTTTGCGCCTTTTTATCTTCTAGCTGCAGTTTAGTCGTATTATCTTGAACCTTAGCTTCTGCTTTTTGGTCAATTTCTCTTTCTTTAATATCAGCCTCACGGTCTTTGAACATGTACTCTTGAGCAATTTTCTCAAGATCGATGTTAAGTCTGTTAGTTTGATCAGCAGCTTCAGCTTGAATAAGCGCAACCTCAATTTTAGTCTGGCGATCTTTGTCCTTGTCTTGGAATTCAAGCTGTTTCAATTCTGCATTAGTTTGCAACTCTTGTTGCTTCATTTGCATTTCAGCTTGTTGCTGAGCTTGTTGCAATTCTTTTTGCGCATTTTCAGCTTGTTTGATTTTATCCTTAATTGCAGTAAAGCTCTCACTATCAAATAATTCGAGTACTGCAGATGCTGGCATTCCGTTTTGAATCATTGCTTGAGACATCTCTTTTGCTTGTCTCAAGTTCTCTTGATCTCTTCCAGCATCAGACATAAAGATTCCATACTCAGATTCCATGTGCTGCATAGAATCTAAATCAAAGTATTGCATAGTAGCATCTGGGAGAACATACGTGCCGCGCTTTCCTTTCACCCACGCCTCTTTCGAATAATCCAATAAGCCTTGGAGTTCTCTTTGTTCAAACTGTGCAAATTTGCGGAAAATATCTTCAGTAATGTGGGAGGATTGAACAATAGCTTGTTGTGATGTGGACTTGCCTTCATACTGTCCAATACCTCCTTGTCTCTGTTTATTAACTCCAGAGATTTTTTCCCATTCTTGAACAATAGATTCGAGCAATACGATGTACTGCTGAATAGTTTTGATAGACATATCCAGCACTGACTGGTGCTGTGGAGAGAGCTGAATACCTTCTTTATTGTAATCAACCCACGCAATACCTGTTCCTTCAAGATAGTACATGAATTTATCCATGTCCCACTTTTTAGGAATCATGTTAATATCAAACTG